TCGGTCGGCAGGCCAATCGTGGCATAGCTCGCCTCGCCCGAGGCCAAAGCCGCCACCCCGGCCGTGATGGTCGCCGTCCCGAAATCCGCCCCGTCGCCCAGGATACGGACCTCCTCGCCCTCGAGAAGATCCAGCCCCGAAAACGAAGTCACCTGCGGGGTCAGGCTCCACGTCCCCGAGGTCGCCGGTTCCAGGCTGTCGGCATCGGTGTACCAGTCTCCGACCAGGTGGGTTGAGTCGGTGAAGGCCGTGATCAGGGCCACGCCGTTGTTGACCCTAAGCAGCGAGCCGACATCGCCCGCCGCAAAGGGTGTCCCGGCTGTCGCCACAAAAGTGACGCTGGTCCCGCTACTGGAGGAAGGGGTACACGTAGCGGACGGAGTGACCAGCGTCGAAGACAGGCTTGCATCCATGAAGATCGCCTGCTCCTGCGGCAGCGCATCGAAGAACGGGGAAAGGACTTCGATGAACCGGACTTCCGCTCCGTTAATGGTGCGCTTGACCGCCAGCCAAAGCTCGTCGGCCGTCCCGGCGGTGTTGGGAATGCAGGCAATGCTCTCCACGATGGGATGAGAGCCATACCAGCTTCCTCCCAAAGTATGCTGGTGGAAGGCGTTGACCCCCTGCTCGGGAAGATAGGTCAGGCCCTTGAGACTCCCGTCGGTGAGGATGAACCACACCACCCCGTAGGGGTTCTTCTGGTAGGTCATGTCGACGACGCCGGTGCGCGTGATGTGCTCGCTCTCCACCGTCTTATCCGGCCCGGTGTAGCCGTTGACCTGCCAGTTGAACTGCCACTCGTGAATCTTGCGACCGGCGGCATTGGCGAACAGGATGGCCTTGCCGATCCTGAGCGCATTGGAATAGGCAATCGAGCCGTAGGTGCTTTCGCGATAGGCCTGCACCGACGTGGGCGTGAGCGCCTGCGAGGTCGTTGCCGCCTGCAGAATATGCTCGGAGCCGTCCGTCCCGATACCCAACTGCATGGCCTGGGCAGCACCTGCGGCCGAGACCCAGCGGATGGCGTTGACCTGATCGTCGGAGATGATCCAACTCAAGGCATTAGTGTCGACCACCGAGTTGTCCGACTTGGTCGGCGCGAAGTTGACGAAGTCGGCGGTCTGCGACAGTTCCAGGGCGTTGGGCTGGTTGGTCGTGGCGTTCATCGACAGCCGCTGCTGCCAGAAGGTCGGGACCTCGGGCCAGCCGGTGGTGTCGGACCATTTCCCCAGCCGCCAGGTGGTGACCGCCGTGGTGCAAACCGCTGCCGCCGCCCCGTTGTTCACCGCCGCCTGCACCGTGGCATTGACCACCGTGGCGCTGACCCGCGAGGTGATCTTGACCCAGCCCCACGAGCCTGCATCCTTGATCCGCACCAGGCGGCCGATGTCCGTCGTCAGCCAGCCCTGGTTGTTGTTCACCCCGGTGGTGGCGCTGAGCGTCAGGGTGATGTTGCCCGTGGTGCCCGAGGCGGTGATGGTCGTGGCCGTGGTGTTCTCGGTGAGATACGGCCCATCCAGGATCGCCATGGTAGTCAGCACCCAGTTGGTGTGACTGGACCGGGTCAGGGTCGCCGGCGCATGGGTGGGCGAGCAGATGTAGAGCGTGTCGGCCGACTGGGTGAACTCGAGCGGGATCAGTTCGGCCGCCAGGTAACTCGTGGGAATCTCGACCAAAGCAGTGATCGTGCCGCCGCTCGACCAGGCATTGGTGAACACCGAGCCCACCAGGTCGAAGGTCGTGCCCGAGATCACCGTGATCAGCCACGTCCCGTTGGCCTCCGTCGTGCCCACCGTGCCGGTGATGGTGACCGTGTTTCCAGTGTAGAGCCCGGTGGTCGACGCCACCGTCACCCGGATCAGGTTGGGACCGCCGCTGCTCGCCATGCCGGTCGCGGCCAGTACGTTGGTCACCGGGGCGCGGTCCTTGAACACCCGGATATACGAAGGTCCGAACTCCAGCATGTAGGCCTGCGTGGTCTTGAACTGAAAGCCCACCAGGTGCGGCTTGTGCGCCTGGTCCTTCACGTCGGCGGAATAGATCGTGCCCGGTCGGCGCGTGGCGCCCCCCTGCGGCATGATCACGAAGTTGGAGCAGGTCTGCAGGCTATCAAAGTAGCCCTTGTAGTCGGTCCGCCCCTTCAGTCTCGGTGAGACTTCGCCCTTGGAAAAGGACGTAAGCTCGATGTCCTGCCTCACCGCCGTGACCTCAGGAGGATGTCAACGTCCCACTCCTTGGGAGCCATCTGCTGCGCCCCGGCGAACCTCGCCATGGCGAGCTTGCCCTCCATCATCTGAAGGCCCTGCTGCGCCCGCTGGCTGTTCTGGGTGAGCGACAGCGCCAGTTCCGAGGCAATCTGGAAGGCCAAAGCCTGCACGAACCCGGGATCGAACTTGGTCGGGTCCTGGCAGTCGTAGACGTAGACGCACTGAAAGGGAGGCTCGTCGTTGGCGTAGATGAACGTCGCCCCCGTGTCGTCGGCCATGATCTCCCAGATCGAGAGGTCCTGTTCGGGCTCGTTGTAGAAGCGGATGAAATCTTCGGGCGTGCGATAGCGCCACTGCCAGGTGAACAAGGGAGCGGTCACGTCGGCCGCCAACTGCGCCTGCTTCTTGGCGAATCCCCACGGGTGGGAGAACAGCATGGAGCGACGAAGGTCGTTGTAGCGGGCGGTGCAGAGGATGGCCCGCTTGTTGTTCTCGGCGAGGTCCTTGATCGGGTCCTCTCCCAGGGCAATCAGGGCGATGTTGCAGATCGAGGTAGCACTGTCGCCCGCCGCCATGGATCACTCCCGGAAAAAGGGCCGGAGACCCGACAATCAAAGGTCCCCGGCCTAGTCCCCTCTAAGAGACAGTCTTACGCACCGTAATCGATGTACTTGGTCACCACCACCATGGTGCCGGTCGCCGGCAGGCTCGACACCGCCGTCGTCAGCAGCACGTCCTCGTAGCCCTTGGTCGTCGCCCCCAGGTAGTCGTAGACCGTGGTGAGCGGCGTGCCCTTGGTCGCCACGTTGATGGTGTTGGTCGTGGCGTTGGTCGAGGTGTAGGTGCCCGCCGCCGCAAAGCGGGAGGCATTGTTGAGGTCGCCGAACGCCACGGTCGAGGCCGAGAGCGAGGTATCAATCGACAGATCGATACTGAGCGGCACCGCGCCGAACGGCAGGCGCGCCACCATGGTCTGGACGGAGGGAGCTTGTCCGGCGAGAACGATCTTCTCGACCCAGACACGTTCCTTGCCGCCCACCCGGACGTCCGGGAGAGTCTGAACATTCCCCGCCGTGTTACTGACGAGCAGAGAGCAGTTCGGTGCAAAGGCAATAGTCATGTGTTCTGCCCTCCTTTAAGCGCAGGGAATTTCGACGAGCTTGGCCTCTTCCAACCGGGAAGCGCCAATGCTCATGTCGGTGTAGACGTACATGGAGAAACGCTTGTCGGGGCGCTCTGCCATGCGGCCGGAGATGTCCTTGGCAATGCCAAGACCCATCGCGGATTTACGCCACGCCGGGACCCGATCATAGGGATCGGCAGTCGCCAGCAGGCGCTCGGTGTGGATCGTCTCGAAGCCGACGATCATCGCCACCTTGCCATCGCGCAGGGGAGCCAGATCGTCCTTGGCAACGCCGTACTCCTTCAGCGTGGCTTCGGTCGTGGCCAGGAGGTTGCCCTTCTGCTTGGCCTTGATCGCGAGGTAGCGTTCCTCGTTCTCGTCACCCTCGGCCGCATCCAGGGCCACCATGGCCTCGATCAGCTTGGAGATGGTGAGGCCGGCCGAACCCGTGCCGTTGCCGTAGGTCCAACTCGACACGCTGATCTGCGTGCCGGCCGGCGCCGTCGGCGTCGATTCGGAGTTGCCGTTGGGCCACGTCAGCGCCGTGCCACCAGCATGACCCGTATAGGCCGTGCCGAAGAAGGCGGCGATGATCTCGTCGTCCTGCGCGCGGTTCATCGCCATGGCGGCGTTCCGGGCATAGGTCGAGGCGGGGTCGATCAGCAGGCGCACCTTGTCGAGGTTGTCGACGAGGTCGCCCCAGCCGTAATCGTAGGGGGCGAGCCTGCGACGCAGATGCTGGGTGTTCATGATCGGGCTGTCGGAGTGACGGGCCGTGATCTTCTGGGCGGCGGTCGCGGCAACCTGCTCGAGGTAGGCCGATTCGCCAGTAATCATGTCCTCGATGACCCGCCCGCGCAGACGCGACACCGACTGCTGGGCCAAGAGGGCCACATTGCCGGTGAACTGCTGGACGAAGGCATCCGTTACCTGAAACGACATAGGGGATACTCCCGTTGTTTGCGTTCAACGGCTGAGTTCCCCGTCTGAGCCCTAGTAACCTAGGGCGTGACGGACCCGTGCCTCGCGTTTTGCGTCCGCTCGACGATGCCGCTTGGCCGGACACCTATAAAGATGCTCCCCGGACGCGCGGAAACTGGTTCTAGGCCGCCCGCTCCTCGGGATAGGCCTGCTTGTAGAGGGCTTCCATCTTCGCCACGGCGTCCTTGTGCCCGCTGTTGTTGCGATCCCGGTAAGCCTTCATGAAATTCTGGTCCTGCTGCAGCGCATTGATGCCCTGCTTGGCCTCGGTCGGGGAGTTCAGCGACTCATTACCCGACGCGCGGCCGATCAGGCCGTCTTCCTGGTAGCGCTTGGCAAGACCCGCGAGGATCTTGACCAGCCCGGTGCTGTTGCCCAGCCCGGTCTTGTCCAACTCGGCCTCCAGGGCAGCACCGTCGACGCCGTTCTCCTTGGCCAGGAGGCCCAGCACCTTCTTGGCATCGCCGATCTTCTGGTCGAACGCCGCACCATCTTGAGCTTGCCCAGGCTCTCGGCGGCGGCCGCATCGGCCTTGGCCGCTTCCGCCTTCTGCTGCTGCTCTCCGATGCTCCGCATGGTGGTGTAGAGCGTGTCCAGTTGCTTCTGGCTCACGCCCGCCTTGTGGGCGGCCTCGAAGATCGGCTTGGAGGTCTCGGGATTGAGTTGCATCCCCTCGGGGAGGGTCAGCTTGTAGCCATCTGGCTTCTCGGGGCGGCCCAGCCGGGAGTAGATGGGGTCCCACTCCTTGGGCTCGTCCGATGTGGGTAACCGGAGAAGTTGATCCTTGGGCACCCCGAGAAGCTTCACCTGCCCGTGGTAGGAACGGGCAAGACCGTCCAGATCCTTGAGGTCCTTGAACGAGGGATCGGCCGCGATGTCCTTGGGCAGTTGCTCGGCAAACGGGCGGCGGGTCTCCAGGTACTTGTTGGCCAGGGTCCCCACGTCGGGGATCTCCTTCCACGCCTCATGGCCGCGAATCGGCTCGGGCAGGCTCGCCGTCCATGGGGTCCCTTGGGTTGTGGTCGTCTCGGTTGTGCCCGTATCTTGCGTTCCGTCCGGCATAAGCCCCTCTATGGGTTGATGTTATACGCTTCGGGTTCGTTTGCGGCAATACTGAGGTCATAAAGCCGGGCGTAGTCGTAACGAAGATCCTTCAATAGCTCGATCACCAGAGAGCGCCGGCCATTGCAATAATCAATGTAGCCTCTGGCATCGGAGTGCCCCGTGTCCAGCATCATGCCCTTGTGCATGAGGTAATAGAGGGCCTGTTTGCCATCCGGCGTGCCGAACACCCTTTGAAGGGTTTTTTCATTGGCGATCTGACGCTTGACCTCGTCGGGGATTTCTTCGGCCATCAGCGCGGCATCCGGGGGTGAACAACCGGCTGGTGCAAACTAAAGCCCAACCCGTCGGTGCGGAAGCCCAGGCGTTCCATGTATTGGGCGTATTCCGGGGTATAGACCGAAATCGGCTCGACCAGGGCGGCGTCGAAATCCGGGACAACCCCATGCGGCCAGATCTTCTTCGCCCGTTCCTCGATCCGGGTCTTGACCTCTGTGGTCAGAAGCTCGTCGAGCTTCATGTGCTTGTTCCAGCACGCCTCGCAATAGCTGATCTGGGGAAAGGCCAGGGTCACCGGGACATAGCGATGCTCCCCTTTGGCCGGGCAATAAATGCGCGGGGCCTTGTCGGGGATGGCGATACAGCCTGGCCCGTCGCACTTCAAGAGGACATCGGGGACCTTAGGCTGCATTGGCGGCCTGTACGTCTGCCATGTTCTTGGCCGCACCCGTGCCGTCCTTCATGGCGCTGGCGTCGGTCGCGCGCATCTCGGCCTGGTGCTGCTGGGCAATCATCTGCTGCTGCGCCGCTGCTTCCTGGGCCAGTTGCTCGGCCGACTTCAGCACGATGGTCGGGGCATTCAGGTCCTTGCCGGTGATCCGCATCACCTGCTCGTAATCCATGATGGTGGGAGAGTTGGGATCGGCCTGCTTGATCTGCATCTGCACCGCCATCAAACGACCCACGCTGTCCAACTGGCTCGACCGCTGGGCAATGGCGATTGGAGAGAGATACTCGACATGCCACTGCTGACCCTGAAGAACTGCCGGCGGCAGGGGAAAGGGGCTGTCGGGGCCGAACTTCTTGGCCATCGACCGGCGCATCAGGATGGCGAAGGTGCGGTCGATCAGGGGACCCAGGAACTCGCTCTGCAGGCGGGCCAGCATGGGACTGAGCAGCCGCATCTTCTCGTCCCTCTGCTGCAGGACGTAGGTCGCGGTGATGCCCTTTCCCGAAGACGCGGGATCGGTGGGATCGGACGGCATCATCATCCACTCGACGTAGAAGCCGCGCATGATCTTCTGTTCCATGCGGGCCAGCATGTCGTCGCCGATGTCGATCCGCCCCTTGGTCTCGATGGGGGTAATTCTCGCAGTCTGCGGCGCGTTGGAGCGATAGAAGTTCTGACTCCCGGGCACGGTCTTGATCGGCAGGAGGTAGCCGTCGTCGGGACTCTGCAGAGGGGGATCGACGATCTTCTGCGCCGCCTTGATCACCATCTTGGTCGCTTCGTTGAGCATCTTCATCAAGGGCAGCATGGTCATGCCGGGACCGCGCCCGTAGATTTCACCAGCGGTCTTGCTCAAGCGCCCCGGAAGATAGGGGAACTCGTCGAACCCGCCTTCGCCCACGATGATGCCGTCTTCCTCCGAGACATAGATGCTCTCGAACGCCTTATGTTTTGCATCCGTTCGGTCGATGTTCCTGATCTTTCTCGGCGCCACCGAATGATAGAACACCAGCTTCTTGTCGGAATTGTCCCGGTAGGCCTTCATGGTATTGGGGCCGACCTCGAGGCCGGATTCCACCGCCTGCTTGGGTGTCCACTTCCAGCGGCGGGTCAATTTGTCGACCCGGTCCTCCTCGTTCTCCCAGAACACGCACTCCTTCATGTGCCTCGTGGAAAACAGGATATGCGCGTCCTTGTGTTCCAAGACCGCCATGTTGGCGGTACCGATGGAGCCCAGATCCAGATAATATTCGTGGCTTTGGCTGGCAAAATTATGCTTGGGGCCGTTGAAGTAGCCGTACATCACCTCGGTCACGACATCGAACCATAGACGGACATCGCGCATCTGGTTCAGCCGGTCATCGTCGCAGTGAAGCTGGAACCATTGGAGAGTCGGGCTGGTGAGAAGGCTGTGCAGGCCATTGGCGAACTGGGTCAGCGCGAACTCGGGCGTCTCGTTGAAGATCGACTGGTTGCGCTTCATGCCCGGGGCGCGCTCGACGGTATAATCGTTCCGCTCGGGCAGGCAGAGTTCGGTGATCTGCTGCCAGTGGTTCTTCCACGTCCCGCGATCCGCGTCGGCGCGGTTCCAGCCCTCGATGACCTCCTTGGCCTTCTCGTCCATCAGCCCACACCGAGCAGGGACTTCTTCTGCACCGTCGCCGTCGAGGTATCACCCTGCCCCGAGGTCAGGATGGTCGAGGCCCGTCCCTTGGCGTTGGCCGCCGCCGTGGCCTGCGCCTGTGCTGCTGCCTGGGCGGCCGGATCGCTGTAGGACGGGACGCCACCCGCCTGTTGCAAGGACATATTGGCGGCCCCCGTGGGACCCGATCTCATCAGGGTCATGCCCAGGGCGCCGGCCGACAAGGCGGCTGCACCAATTCCAAGGACCGTCGCCGTTGTCACTCCGCTCATGGCTGCCTCCGCGACAGAAGAAGATGGGCCTCGTCGGTGAACTCGGTCTCGGCGTCCTCCACCGTCGTTGCCGTGGTTGCAAACACCATGGTCAGCCAGGTGTCGGCGTGGGCCACGAAAACCTGCTTGCGCCCGGCCGAGGCCTCCAGGACGTGATAGCCCTTGAGTCGGACATGCCCGTCGCCGAGATAGACTAGGGCATCGCCCTGAAAGATCAGCAAGGTCGGGATCTTGATCAGGGTGCCGGTGATCATCGAGCCGGCGGGAATCCTGACCGTGCGGGCATAGAGCCCGGCATGAAACGTGTGGGTCGTCTCGATCCTGACCTGCGGCAAGGTCGACGCCTCGCCTTCCAGGCGACGAACGAGATCAATCGCCTCGGGCCGCATGGCCGCGATCCGCCGCTCGGCAATCGTGGTGGCAAGGTCACGCATCGTAGAACGCCTTGAAGAACACCCGGTTGGTCTCGCGGTAGTCGAGCCGGGGGAGAATCTTATGCAGGTCACCCTCGAACGGCGCCGACACGAACAGGCCGGGCGAGCCGAGAGCGCGGGCCTGGGTCTCGGCCATGTGCAGGAGTCTCACGCCCGCCCCCGACATGCGATGCGCCTTGGCGACGAAGAAGGATTCAGAGACGGCAAACACCCGCCCGTAATGCGGCAGGGGGGCGGCCAGCACGGTGATGAAGCCGATCAGGCGCCCGCCATGCCAGGCGGCATAGGGGAACAGGATGCCGTGGCCTTCCAAAGCGGAGTAAGTCTCGAGCTTGGCTGAAATCGGCGGCGTGCCCTTGACCGCCGCTTCCGCCTCGTACTCGGCGAGCAGGGCGTCCCAGTTGGGCTCGCCAAACAACTCCGCGACAGTGACCGGGCCGATCATCCCTGCACCACCTTTCCGGCAAAGGTCAGGTTCCAGCCGTCGGGCGTCGTCATGCCGCCGTTGGCGTCGGGGAACCTCGGCATCTGGGTGGGATAGGCCGGCAGGGTCGTGGGATAATTCGGTTCCGTGGTCGGCATGAAGTCCGGCAGCACGGTCGCGGCATTCAGGGTATTGGCATCCGCCAGGATGGTGGTCACGTCGGCACTGGTGATCGGCCGGCCCAAAGCCTGCGCGGCGTCGATCATGTTGTTCTGCACCACGAGTCCCTGCATCAGGCTCTGCAGGCTGGCGAGCAGGTCGTAACTCATAGGGCGGCCGCCCGTTGGTAGGCGCGGACGTATTCCGGCGTCGGCGGGACGTGGACTTCCCCCTGGAAGCGTTCGATGGCCTCGGCCTTGGCCAGGAACTCGGGCGAGACATCGCACAGATGCTCCTCGAGGTCTCCTACAGGCCAACCCAGGCGCTGGGCAATGAAGGCGGCCCGTTTCTGCCGCTCGGGCTTCATCTTGGTGTAGAAGTTGGCCCAGAACCTGAGATCGCGCATCCGCTGGGTGTTCTGCGCCCGGTCATCCAAGGCGGCATCGAGCCACAGAGCGGGTCGTTGCGAGGCCATCATCCAGACCTGCATCAGCCACATGTCATCCCACCAGAAGCAGAAGTAATCGGTGTAGGGCTTGCCGGAAGCCTTGCGCCAGCCCTCGCTGATCACCGGGTAGGTGGCCGGCCTCTGCTTCAGGGTCTTCCACCACCATACGCCGTTGGGCTCGGCCTTCCATGATTGATGGATCGCCTCGTCCCAGTGCTCGGTCAGGATGTCGACATCGTCGCACAGGGCCACGTAGGCATCGGCGGGATGAGCCGCCGTCATCTCGTTGACCATCTCTCCCAGGGAACTGCGGCGCACCCGGCACCACGGGATCACCCGCCGGTCGTGCGCCCACAGCGTCCAAGCCGCCGATACGCTCTGCGGGTCGTCGGCGTCGACGCCCAGGACATAGCGGATCGTGTGGCGGCCGGATTCGAGTCTTTGCAGGGTCTCGATCACCGTTTGCAGCCCGAACGGGCGGCCCCGGCTGGGCAGGGTGACGGTGAGGTTCAAGCCGGCGCCGGAGTCATCGGCAGCTTCACCACGCCCTCGGGCAGGTCCTCCGCCGGCGGCTTGAGCTTCGCCAGTTCCTCCATGAGGTGGGCGATCTGGATGTCCTTGTCGACGCAGGCATTGATCAGGTCGATGATCTGCGTATCCTTCCGCTGGCTCTCTGCAAGAAGGTAGAGAACCCCGTTCTTGGGGTACATCAGGCCGGGGGTCGGGGCGTTCTGCATGATTAGCTCGCGGTTGTGACGTTGACCCAGGTGGTGGCGGCCGAGGCCTTGACGTAGAGGCGGGTCGAGGTGCTGGAACCGCCCGAGTTCATGTAGATCGAACCTTGCGCGGCGGCAAAGGACGGCGCGCTTGAATTGCCGAAGTAGATGCCGAAGCTGGTCGTGGTGGTGCCGGAGATCAGGCACTGGGTCGCCGCCGTGGCCGAGGAGATCGCCACGCTGGTCACCGCCGAGAGCAGGCCGGTCTGGGTGGTGGCGGCGAACGAGGCGGTTCCGGTGAAGGTGGGCGAGGCCGACAGCACGAGCGAGCCGGTGCCGGTGATGGTCGACGCGGCCGCCACACCGCCATAGGTGAGGGTGCCGGTGAGGATCGCGTTGCTGGCCAGGATGGTGCCGGTGATGGCCGCCGAGGGGATGGTGCCCACCGCGAACGATCCCGCAGCCTTGCGGAAGATGCCGGTGTCCGTCGCACCAAAGACATCGGTGCCGGTGGACCCGACAGTGAAAGACGACCAGCCGACCCAGAAGTTGCTGGGATTCACCAGGCGGTCGCCGGCATAGTAATTCTGCCGCGACGTGACGGTCCGGGCCTTGGCTGTCGCCGCGTCGGCGTAGAGCTCCAGCGAGGCCCCGCCGCCACCATCTGCGGTATAGGCCGTGCCAACATAGGCTTGCGCCATCTGCAGCTTGCCGCTGATATCGGCCGACGCGCCATTGCCGACCGCAATCACGCCCGAGGAGAGGCGGGAGAGGCCGGTATCAAGGACGGCCGCCGACGACAGAACGCCAAAAACGCCGGCCGCCGGAAGCGAAAGCGTGGACGCGGCAGAACTCCAGGTGGCGGTGGCTTCGCCTACCGTGCCGCCGTTGTCATAGAGCAGCCGCGTGGTCGTGCCACCGGTGATGGCGCTGGTGTTGATCGTGATGCCGGCGGCGGCGCCACCTCCGCTGCTTCCGGCGGCGCTCCTGAGTGCCATCTTATGAGCCCTGTCCCGGCGTGAAATACACCGTGGCCGTGGCCGACGAGGCAATCACGTTCACATGGGTGCAGCCGGCCGGACACCAGAAGACTTCGGTGTTGCCCGAGGGGATCGGGATGTCGGCGGTGGTTGCCGTTCCCGTGCCAATCGAGAAGTTGAAGAACACCAGGTCGGCCCCGGCGTTGTAGACCCGGACCGTGCCGGGCTGCTCGGGGTTCTTCGGGTTGGCGGGAGCCGTGAGCGCCGTGGCCTGCGAGGAGGCATTGGCCGAAACTGCGACGGTGGCCGCGATCTTGAGGAAGGGCGTGACCTGGACGGTTTCCATGTCAGGTCATCCGGATGGTGCAGGAGACCGGACCCTCGTCCTTGACCGGCCAGTCGAGGGTGAGGTCGTGGGTGGCCACTGCAAGGATGGTGCGGACCCCGTTGTTGGAAGCAGTGCCCCAGATGATGATCTGGTCGTTCACCGCCCACAGGGAGGTGAAAGTCGTCGCGGCGTCGGTGAGCTTGCTGTCGGAGGCCGTGAAGGTCGCCGATACGCTCTGCAGCTTGTTCAGGCCGACATCGCGGGTGTACTTGTTGTTGGGAAAGCGGGTTTCGGGGCGTTCGTTGTACTTGTTGTACCGTTGACGGGTGCCGTTTTCGATCATCGTTCTCTCCACTCTCCGCACCAGTCGGCGGGGGCCTTGCCTTCGGACTGGGGAAAACGCCGGCATGTCCCCAAGCGCACGATGCCCGAGGACGACGGAACACTGGGAGCCCCGCTGTAGAACTTGCAGGTCGCGCAGGTTACAGGGACCGTCGGCTTCCGGGGTGGTGCCACGGCGGGAGATTACACCCAATGGTGGGGGTGTGTAAACGAACCGCTATCTGTGGAGGGGGTCGTAGTTCAGGTCGTCCCGTTCGCCCCGGGCTCTGGCCGACAGGACAGCCTCGTTGGTGAAGCCCCGTCTCTCGCGGATCTCGACATCGGCGCCATCCAGCAGGCAGGCATATTCGGCCGCTTCGCAGATGTCGGCGTACTCGTTCTTCTCGACCTCGTCGGCGAATCTCTCGGCTCCCGAGACATTGAGCTTCTTGTACCGGAATCCCGTATTGAGCCCGGTGCGCAGGAGTTTGCACCGTGGGGAGATGAGGATCGCGGGCGCGCCGTCGATCAGTTCCATGAAGGGCTTTTTCAGGGCCTCGCGCCGCATGGTGAGGTTATTGGTGGGGGCCGGATCGATGCGGACTCCGGTGATATTGGCCACGATCTCGAGCCAGGATTTCTCGTCGTCTTCCCTGTCCGCCCCGTATTGGGCACTGGGATCGACTACGCCTCGCATAGATCCGGGTTTAACAAACGGGAATCGATCGTGTAGCAGTTCGGCCAGGAGATTTCCGAAGCGCCGGGCGCCCATATTCTGATCGCCCTGCAGTTCGTCGATAAATCGCCGCTGGCTTCCAGGAAGACGCTGCATGAACACAGCGGAGGGTCGGGTGCGAGGGTCAATGCCGATAACAAGCGGCAATCCGGGAATAGGGTCGAGTTCCTTGGGAGCCACATGGAGGTGATCCTTGAACTCGGGATGAACAGGTTTCCCGGCCCGGGAGTAACCCGGCCGGTTCTTGATCATGCGTTCGACGTACCATTCCGGCTGGCCCTTCGCTTGATCGGTGTAGTAGCCGGGCGGGAGGTTTTCGGAGTTTTCCGCCTGGGGGTCGAGTCCTCCGGGCTGGACAAAAAGCTCAACATCCTCGGCAGCCAGCTCGGGTCCTGATTTGGTGAAGAGATCACGGTAAAGCCAGGAGTCGAACTCGGGCGCATTGGCGTCTGCCAGTATGCCCCACCAACTTGGACCGCCTTCCGACATATCTGGAAATCGTCCCCAGCGGCCTTTGGCGAAGGAGAAGACTTCTTTGGCAAGGAGGTCCATTTCGTTGAGGTAGAAGGCGGTCGGTTCATAGCCCCTCATGAAGTCTTCGACGGAGTTTTCGCCGATGGCTGCGAATTCAGCCAGGAAATCAACGACTGTGCCATCGGCCAGCAGAAAATGAAGTCGATGTTTACAGGGAGCGTCAGCCGCACCGATCCATTCTCCAGCAGTTGGAGGGAAGCGTTTGTGCCAGGAGGGAATTGTTGTTTTGTGTAGCTGCCGATAAGTATCTCTAATAACTGCAAGCTTGAACTTTCGGACAGGGCGCGGTCCGTCACCGATATTGATCGTTTTACCTTTGGAGGTTTGCTGGTCACAGGCGAGCCTCACGGCTTTCATGAAGACGGCGGTGGTTTTGCCCGACCCGACGGGGCCGTTGATGATCTGCACCCGGGCCTTGGACGCCATGAAGCGCGAGCAGATCGGGCCGGGGCTTTTCCAGTTGATGTCGAGGCGTTCACTCATACGGCGATGAACAGGTGGGGAAAATCGAACAGCGGCTTCACTACTTCCTCATAGGCGGCGAACGTCTGTTGTTCTTTTTCGTATTCGGCCAGCGCCGCATTGCGCTCCTCCAGATACTTGGCCATTTTGAGTTTGGTCTCATCGTTTTCAGGCCACGATATTGGCTTCTCGCGGAACCGAAAGGGCTGTCGGTACATCTTGGGATAGAGGATGCAGCGCCGCAGTTCGGTGCCTTTCTGCCACAACAGATTGATCGCACCCCGAAAATTCGCCGTATCATCGAGCAGGTAGTTGACGTGCCCCCACGGAGTTCCCTTCAGGTTGCAGTTTTCATCCACGATGTGTTCTTCAAGAAGCTGGCGGAAGACAGCCAACGTTACCTGCTTGCCCTCGATTTGCAGGATACGAACCGAAATAGACGCCGTACTCAGTTCGGCGTTATGCACCATCAAGGGCTTTGCAGACATTCTCTCACCTTCTCGATGATCCTCTGGATCGGCCACACGCCGGGTTCGGCCTGCCTCACGATCCGGGCGCTATCGTACCACGGGCTCCTGTCCCGGGTCCCCCAGTTCCAGTTGTGGGCGTAGGCACAGCAGACGACGGCGGGTTTTCCCATGGCACCAGCGAGATGGGCCGGGGCAGTGTCGACGGAAACAAGGACATCGAGTTGCTGAATGAAGCTCGAGAGGTCGGCGAAGTCGTGGATACGAGGTCCCAGATCCGTGACCAGATGGCCCGCGCCTGCTTTGTCCACATCGTCGGCTCCGGGTTGCAGGGCAAAGAGATGAGCTTGAGGGATTGAGGTCAACTCGAGCAGAAGCTCGAACGGCATGGTCTTGGCCAAACCGTGAAGTTGCTCGTCGACGGTCATCTCGGACCGGCCGGACTTGGCTTTCCAGACGAGACCGATCCGGTACTTCGTGCCCGGCGGTTCCTTGATCACCAGTTGAAAGGGAGGCGCGATGTAGGGGGGTGCCTCGACCTTGTTTATCCCCAGGACATGGGGGAGACTCATCAGGGGGAGGTGGACATCGGAGGGGAGGAGTTCGCCGGATTCGCGGGACCCCCGGAGAAGCCTCACCAGGGGCTGGGGCACGATGTAGTTGATCGTCCGCTCCTTGGTGGCCAGCCAGTGGGCGTACCTGTGGAACATGATGGTATCGCCATAGCCCTGCTCGGCGTGGAGGAGGAGGGTGCGGCCTTTTAAAGGGCTTCCGTCCCACAGGGGCTTGGTCGTTCCGAGATCCTTTCCCTCATAGCGGCATTCGTAGGCCTCGAAGCCTTCGGTCCAGCGTTCGGCCATCAGGAGGCCGGTGGCCCGCGCGAACTTCCAGTCGTGGTTGGTCGGGTCATCCTCGAGGGCTCGGCCGAGACAGGAGAGGGCGGCGGGGGTACTCCCGCGCTCCAGCCACCACACCCCCATGTTGTGCCAGGCGTGGTTGTGGTTGGGATCGAGGCGAAGCGCACTCCTCAGATGATGGTAGGCCAAAGCGTAATCCCTGCCATATCTCCGAAGCATATTGCCGTAGTTGCTCTGCAGGTCAGCCCTATCGGGAGCGAGATCAACCGCTCTCCGCTGCGCGGCACAGGCGGCAGCCATCCGGCCCTCCTTGGCCAAGGCTACCGCGATGTCGTTCCACAGGCCGGGGACATCTATTGTTTCATGTGAAACGTCAGGCATTGGCCTTGCCGTTCAGCAAGTCCTTGAGCCGCTTGCGCTCGGCCGCCACCCCCTCGGCATAGCCGTTGTCCCAAGTATCGCGGCCTGTCCGCGCCTCCAGCTTCGTCACCCTCATGGCCAGCCGCTCGATAACCCCACCTGTCGCCGCCATCGCCGTCGTCGCCTGCCTTACCTCACCCTCCATGTTCAGGACCTGCCGCGCCAGATCAAAAAGATCCCGCTGCTCCTGCGTCAGGGTCTTCTTCGGCCGAAGACGCCGCTTCTTGGTGTATGTGCTCACTTGAGGGCCTCCCCCAGCAGGACCCGGATCGTCTCACTGCGAGACTTCAGTTTTCTCCGGTGCCACTCGTCCTCAATCCGCTCAAGCATCTCAGACGGAAGCTGCAGCAAAAACCCCGGCGCTAGCCCAGCATCGGACGTACCATCGCCACCCACGTCTCCGCCGCGTCGGCCAGAAGCTTCGCCTCCTCCAACGTCAGCATCTCCTCGGCCTTCGCCTTTAACGCCGCCCACAGAATTCTGTCGCGAAGGCTTTGCCACTCGTCCTTCTCGAACATGATGTCCTTGTTCAATCGGGTCCTCCCCCTCAGGAAGCTTTATCGCCATATAAGCAATATGCCCTGAATGCCTCATACGGTCAATATGGGGAAAGTGCCGGAATGTGATTATAACACGGGGGGAGAGGCGAGGGCGGCCGCGCGTGGGCGAAACCGGGGTACGGGGGGTCAGATCCATTTTCCATAATAGATCTTCTGCGGCATGGGAATTGTTGCAGGATCAATGGCTTAGCGATGGCGAGCGATTACATACGGGCTCGCAATCAACAGCTAGTGGCTGCTGTCCTCGTCACTTGGGCTGCGGGGCGTGGGAGACACGGACGCACTAACATCCGTTATGCGCTCTGCTTCGTCATGCGTTGGGTTGACCAGTTGTAGCTGCAGGAGCTGCTCGTCATGGGCTTCTGTGTCGGCGAGTGCGACAAGCTCACCGTATTGCCGATCGTCTACGATGTTGAGGTGAATTGCTTTGGTGTGTCGCATGTCGACCTGGACGGGCAGTTTCTGGCTGACATAGGGCAGGACGGCTTGTGCGGCCATGCGTCGTTCGGCGAGGGCCTCGAGCATGGAGCAGTCGCAGAGTCTGGAGAGGGCTTGTGTGTCCATCTCGGCGATCTCGAGGAGGACGTCGCGCGGGTCGCGGCGTTTCTCGAGCAATTGGGAGACAGTATAGGCTTCGAAGCGTCGTTTGCCTGAGGGCTTTCCACGATTGAGCTTGGATATTGTGGCCGGGTTCTTTCGGATGGCTGTGGCAAGAGCCCGTGTCACGCGATAACCCTTTGAAAGCTATAGACTGCGCGCGAGGATGTCAGCCCGCTAAATAGGCTGTCAAGTATGGGCGGGGATACCATTGATAGAGTGGGCCCTTAGGCTGTGACTAAGATTGTTGGGACAGCAAACAATAACAGTCATCACTGCTGACCTATCTGGGCTCAATTCGCAAGATTGTTAGCCGATTATTTAACGATACCCTATTGCATGACGATATCCTTACCGATATCTTAGGATCATCGCAAAGGGAGACAGTACATGACTGACTTTGACAACGCCCAAGACCGTGCCGCCCTGATAGAGCGAGTTGGCGTCGATGAATACAAGCGCTTGTTTCAAGCTCACTTGCGCGCCTCCGTCGTCAAGACGGTGAACGGATATGATATTCGCCCCGTTCAGACCATGTTTGGCCGTCTCTACGCCGTGCAAGGCACCAAGCAGGCTTTCTCTACCATGGAAAAAGCAGAGCAGTTCGCCCGCTCAATCGCTTCCATCGAAATCCGCTAACGCCTCGCGACGCAATCATCACCTTAAAGGACAATCATCATGCAAGCCATTACCGTCAAATTCCTGCCCGCCACCAATTTCAAAGGATCACGCTACAAGGCCACGGCGGCGGCGGGCAGCGTCACACTCCACAGCGACCATGTCTTGAACCCTGCGCAGAATGCGGCTCAGGCGGCTCTCGCCTTGTGTGCCAAGTATCAGTGGGCGGGCAATCTGATCGAAGGCGGACTGCACTCGGGCGAATTCGTCTTTGTGTTCGCCCAAGGTCAATTGGTCGTCAACCCCTACATGCGCAACAGCCTCACGACCATAAAGGCGGCATAAGGTCCTCCTGCCCGTTCATTACCAGGAACAGGGCGAAATCTTCCCGCTCCACATGCGTAATGAAATCACAACCCTCCGGGAATCTTTCTCGGAGGGTTCCGCGTACCAGTTTGATCGCATCCCCTCGCCCGCCCCTCACAGGAAGCGGCTGGGCATAATCTCCCAGAATCCGCTCAAAGATCACCTCGCCGCAGTCATCTCCCAGCCAATCTGGCTTGCGTGAGGGCCAGTCATACTTCGCAGGAAAGTCAAACTCTTGCACAAACCATTTCAGATCAGCAATCCACACGACCTGCCAGTCGAGATAACCGTAGGGCATCCGAGGCTGGCAGCCCACAGGCCTGTCCAAGCGCTCGAACGCCCACTCGGCCGGCAAGGCGCAGAGCAAATCCGATTCCATCGTGACGAGCCGGTCATAACCCGACAGACACGCCATGGTCGCCGCACAGGTGAACGCCCGCCCCGGACCATCTCGCGGCTGCACCATATTATGCTTGTCGTAATGAAAATGCCCTATCGCACTTGCGAAGTGCGCTATCGTGCGCTTGCCAAGGCCATTAGAGGACCATGGGAGAGCTTTAGCATCGCCGTCATCCGGGAGCGGAATGTCATTGGATTCGCTCCAGTGCCCGCCTAATGCAATCCGCGCATCCATAGGCCCCGCATTGTCTATAACAAGGAAATCACACTCGGGATTCAGCCGCTCTGCAAGGGCCATGGCCGTCCGAAACAAGGCGCATTGCCCTTCGTTCTTCAGGAACGCCTGCATGAAAATCAACGTTTTCAGGGACATGAGCGCCTGACCAAGAGCTCGCGACTCGGGGGAAGTTCAGGATCGACCTGGGCACGACCCATGGTCTCGTCGAACAAGTATTCCCATCGATTATCGAGGGTAATTGCAGGCAGGGCGGTATCGGCCGGCAAGGTATGGAACCTCTCCCCCTCCCGGTTATGACTGTAGAAATGCCGCGAGGTGGCGCCAATCAGCCGGAGGTAATCGTCGCGGTTCTCCGGCAGCATCTCGCCCATCGAACACGTATTGATCGCCATGTCGTAGCTCTGGCTCGCAAGGCTCATGGCCAGAGATGCCGGCACGAAATGGAAATCGGCCTCGCTGTCCAAGTCGCTCTGGCTCTGCACCCAAATGCAGGCTTTCTCCGGAAAGTGTGTGCGTAAAAACACATAGCTGCAGAACAGCGACACCGGCAGGTCGAGGATCGTGTACCTCCGGGGCGCTTTCAGGGACAGGACACGCGCGAGGACCCCATAGCCCGCGCCGATCTCGAGGATCGACACGGGATTCACCGTATCGACCTGCTGGGCGTAGTAATTCGCTTGCAGGCAAGCCGTCGACAACAGCCTGAAGTCTCGCCAGAACGAGGCCAGCGGGTTCGCATAGGGCGATTCCTCGACCACCGGCCTCTCGAGCAGGGCGAGCCATTTATCGGCCACCACATACATCAGCGAGCCCATATGCGGGCTGGTGAAGAAGTTGACGCTCGTCAGCCAATGAATGAACCCGCGCTCGTCGGGATAGGCTCGGATCACCTCGGCGATGCATTGCGTATTGAGCGTCCACAGCTTCGAGGCCGGGCTGCTGTCGGGTGTATTGGCCAATAGCGCCTTGGCTTCAGCCCATACGCTCAAGGCCTTCCTCCAGGGTCAGGAAGGGCTTGTCGTAGCCATCGCGGCGCAAGCCTCCGATCATGGCTTGCGTGTTGAACTGATATTTGCCCTCCAGATGGGCGGGCATCGGCACATGGCGCACCTTGGCCTGGGTGAGCGCGATCACGTCGCTGATCGGCCGCGCCACGCCGGTCCCCACATCGTAGATCCCCGAGGACGGCCGGATCTCCAGTAGCCAGCGCACCACGTCGACGCAATCGCTGACATGGATGAAATCCCGCTCGGTATGGGGCGCGAACACCTCCCGCAGGCTGCCACTCAACAGCCGGGTGACAATCGACGCCTGCCCCAGTTTCTGCGCCTCGCCCGGGCCATAGACGTTGAAGAACCGCAGGCCATACCACCAGTTCTCGCCCACGAACCGATTGAGCATCTGGCGATCAAGCTCGGCCTTGCTGCGGGCATAGGCGTTTATGGGACCCTCGCCATTGCCATAGACACTGGCGCTCGAGGCATAGACGAACGGCAATCCCGCCGCCTGGGCGTCGTAGGCCAGTTGCAGCGGCAGGTCGACGTTGACCGCCTTCAACAAGCGCTCGTCCTCGCAGGTCGTGTCGCTGATGCCCGCCATGCAGATCAGGCCGGGCGCCCCGATAGCCGTCATGTGCGAGCCGATGAAGCCCGTGCTGCCGATCACGAAACTCATGCGCGCTTGGCAATCTCTGAGGTGGTCGAATAGCCCGGCAGCATGGGAACAAGGATGACTCTCGCGAGATCGGCGCCGACCACGTCCTTGGTCTCGTACTCCATGCCCTTGAAGATCACGTCGGGCTTGTGCGCCGCGATGCTCTGAATCAAGCCTTCAGTGGTCTCGAACAGCCAAGTGCTGTCGCTCGGGCGCAGTTCCGTTCTCACATTGAACAAGCGGAACTTGGCTTGCTGTACGGGGCGGCCCGGACCCTTCAACTGACGGACGCTGTCGTCGGTGTTCACCATCACCACGAGCTGGTCGCACCATTTCTGGCATTCCTTGAGGAAGTGTTTGTGGCCCGCGTGGAATAAATCAAAGCACCCGTTCGTGAAGCCGACGATGGGCTTTTTTTGTACATTGCGTACATCAATGTACGCCGCTTCCAACTCCGCAAGGCTGCAGGTTGCCGTGGCGCGCTTGCCCACCACCACGCCGGCCGCCGCGTTGGAAAGCCGTGCCGCCGTCTCGAGGTCGAAGCCCACGGCCAAGGCC